TGTGTCACCATACCCTGGCCTGCCGGTCATATTGATGACCGCTCGCTGTTGGTTGCACACGAGGAACACGATGTTGTACTTACGGATGGCGTCCTTCAGGGGTGGCATGTATTTACCTACCTCAGCCGCTGCCCGTCCAATACGGTTGTCGGCCCCCGCCCCTGAACTGTCGTCGAGGTCCAGGTCAAACACCGACGTACCGCCTATAGAGTCCCATACGAACACGAGGGGTGGGGCGTCAGCCCTCTCCTTTGCCGGTAAGCTATCAACCAATGTGGCATATTGCCTGACCAGCCGTGCAATGCTCATAAAAATAAATGCGTAGGTCATAGTCTTACCGGGGGGAGCTTCCAGTACCATCAAATGATTCGGGTCGCGTTTAATATGGGCACGTGCAAGTGTTGAATCATCTATGCTGGCCTCAGTGTCAGCTATCACAACCATTGCATCATACCTATTTTGGAGTATTCCAGCGACGGCTAGGAGCGCGGTCGTCTTACCACCCATCTCAGGCCCGTAAAATTCTATGACTGCACCTGCTGGAATACCTTTGCCCTTCCCAAACGCATAGTCGAGAGCGAGCATTGGAGTCTTATACCACTTTCTATTAACGGCTATAGTTGAGGCGCTGACTGATTTTACACCGTCGGTTGCGGCGCGCAGTCGGGATGAAAGTACAGAGTTAATACTGAACCCCTGCTCCTTTGCTTTGCTTATGTCTTTCTTGGCGGTGTTCACGCGCTGTGCCCACGTCATGGACTTAGTGTTCTCAGTTGGTTTGAAGGTATCCTCTTTCTTCTTAGCGGCCTGCGGCTTCTCTGCAATAGCTTCTTCCTTTGGCTGCGGGGCAGCTTTGGACTCAGCCGGTTTAGAAGACTTAGACGCTGGTTTCACTACTTTCTTGGACGGCATTTATATCTCCACCTCACCATACATAGCTTCGTATTCATTACAAAACTGCTTGTACTCCTTGTATTTGGCAAATCCTGGCCGTAGCTCGTGTGCGAACTCCTCCCACCGTTCAGGGAGGACACCGGTTCTGCCGTACTCATACCACTTGATTTGATTCTCATATACCCTCGCTATATCCAACAGCCTGCGTATCTCGTTCTCATCAGCGTCCAGTTCAGTGTTCTTTACAGAATCACGAAGCTCCTCCGCCTGTGCACGTAGTGAGATTACTGCCTCCCGTACACGCCCTACTACATTCTCCATGACTTCTGGACCGGGCCTAACCACCTTGATTGATGCTATAGGAGTAACTTTCTTTGTAACACGTACCTCTGGATCGCTGTCTACGGTAGGAGGTACGTTGGCATCTTCTACTGGTTCCGTATCGTTGTCTTTTGTGGGCTCCGTGTCACTGTCGTCCCCTTCTCCTTTTGGCGCAACCCAAAAGTCCACATGTTTCTCTCCACGTTGACCGGCGATGCTCTCCACAAAGGGGAGCAGCACCGTCTCTGCCCAGATGCAATAGGCCAACGCAGCACCGCGACGACTGGGGCTGCCCATACCCCTGAGTTCCTCCTCCGACCGAACAAACTGAATGAGTTTTTTGAATCCTGATATGCTCACGCAGACGTACTTGGAGCCGGAGCGCACACTGGACTGATAGCGTTTGAGTTCAGGGAACGCCACACCTTTGGTTTCTATTGTTAATTTCTCATCTTCATTCAACCGGCTGAGCATGAGCCCAGGTCCTTTTTGACCTTTTACCATATTTAGCCGTGACCACTGGTTATACATTGCAATCCACGGCTTATTTCCTATTGAGATTATGGCTATTCGTTCTCCGGTTCTGGTAAAAATAATCCCGTAGGGCTTATACGTGTTTACCAGTGCCATCCAATCATCTTCCCCAAGTTTTTTAGTAAGGGGCACCGCTGAATCATTTACTGCCAACATTTACCCATCCCCCATTCTTAGTTAAAAGAAGTCCTGGAAGTCGTAGGGACGCTCGCGGAACATTGCTTCCAAGATTTCATCGTGATCTATACCCTCTACCTGCCGGATGTACTCATCCACCGCTGGAAACGCTTGCCGGATACCTTCCAGCAGGTTGACTTCCTCATCTACAGGAATCTTGCCGCGAATAATGCGATGCACATTGCATCAGTCCTTCCGTCCATTGGTTTCTTCTTCCGTGTACCCGGAGTAACAAACTCCGCATCAGGGAAATTTGCTTTTGCGACCTCATAACTATTCATCTTTGTACGGTCGGTCAGTCCTTCAAAGAGAGCCTTGGCCCAGGTTATGGGATAGACGGTCCGGTATTTATAACCGAACGCTTCGAGTCCCATTTCCCATAAACCAAAGCTGTAGCCAGTTTTCATAATGGTGCTGGAATCCTGGCCCGGTTTAGCGATGGGGTGTTCCAGAACAGCAAGGATAATGTCTTGGTCCCCATCCGCTATGTTTATGATGCTGTTAAGAATGTCACACATGCTGCGTAGGTGGTAACGGTCATCCTTGCCCCGTTCTCCTTTAACAACCGGCGCATCCCAGACATGGACAATCCGCTGCTTCTGGACATCCATAACTGCGACCGCGCCGGTCTTACCTGGGTCAATTCCTACCGTCAGTAGGGGCTTACGCATCCTTAAATTCCTCATGAAGTCCAGTTACAACTTCTTTAAGGAGGTCCTTGAGTTCGGGGTCCATATCGAAAGCCTTGTCAAACCCAAGGTCCTGTGGCGATTGACGTTCGTTTACGTCTGGCTTTGGGCGTACCCGCTCAAGCACGGGTAACACTTCATCTTGCAGGAACGTGTGTAGGCTAGTTACAGCTTCCTTGTAGTCCTTGATAGTCACCCCGGCTGGCAATGTTATAGGGGTTTTGTTTGGGAACAGATTAGCCAGCTCCCGTTGGTTCTTCAGCCAGTCTTTGAGCATCTCAGCATTGTGTAATATGAATTTACCAGTCAGCGACCAGTTGTATGTAAGGCGCAGCAGCTGACTCCACAGATGTGGGTATTTGGCTTGTATCAGATCGGAACCGTTGTTATTTACATTTTGGATGTGATGCAACCGCTGACCGGCATTATCAGTGAGTTTAATAAACAGGTCAGAAATCTTGTCAATCTTGAGATTCATCTCTACACCCCCTGCTCGTGGTCTTTTATAAAACGTAACACCTTGGCGAAAGTTCTTCTGTGTTCTCCTGGGGGTTCTGTTGGCCTCTCGGCTTTAAGTATTGGCAGAACTACATCATAAGCGTATTCAAGGAGGTCGATTCCTACCTTATGGTGTTCACTTAGGGTGTGCGTTGACAGCGTTTCCCCAATGTGTTTATCCGTAATCAACGCCCACTCAAATAGAGTTACCATCCACATCTCAAACGAAACGGCGTCACTAACAAACCCTTTTGGGAATATACACCAGTTGTACGATAACCAACCAAGGCGTTCGTACACAGCGGGGTAGTGTTCGAGAAGCCATAAAGACCCCTCTGATTCTGTCGTACAGCCAACTATCATTCCTCCCTCTATTGAATCCAGCGCGTTTATTAACCTAGTCCACGATGGGGTTGGTCTTAGCACCTTGTACTGACTCTTCTTTAGAGCTTCTACAATGGATAACACATTATTCGCCCGTTTCTCACCTACCAGTGCTATCCACAGTTGTATTGCGACTTCCGTTTCTGCGGATAATCTTGCCGCTTCGCTGACTGCTCTACTTGCAACTTCCTTCCCCAAGCCTTCCACTATCAGCCCTGCCTCCTCTTGTGCACGTTGAGACACACTGTGGGGGAATGCCACAAAATTAGCGGAAGGTGGTCTTAATATCATGACGGCTGGACCTCCACCGCGCTGGAAGTACAACGGGGGCACACCGGGAACATAACGCGAGGTCCACCCGTCGGACTATTGAGTTCAACCTCACCGGGGTTGCCAACATAGGTAGCATAAGGTGTAGTCCAGTTGTATATCATTTCACAGTTCCTGCATTTCAAGCGGAGGTTAGCCATTCCAATCACCTTCTAATTTAGGTTTAATGAACCTGTGCGTACTGCCCGTTCAAAGTATGCGATATGTTTATTGGATGCCTCTTTGTATTTCTCCTGAGCCAGTGCCATGACATCATCAAAATTATCTCCTGAGACCGTCACTTCTGCATCCTGCGAGCTGTAATTTATTCCGGGGATAGGGAGCTTCGCGCCGAGCTTTACCGTGAACAGAAAGGAGCCCGATATGGGCCGCGCCTCTTTCTTCTTCTCTTCGTCCTTAACCTCTGTGAACTTCCCAGCCTTCTTCCCCTCCACCTTTGCCTCCTCTGGAGCCGGTTTTGGTGACGGTTTCGCCGCTGGAGCAGCACTCTTTGGGTTTGTAAATCCTTTCATGAACGTCCTCCCTCTCTAATTTAGTGGCGCGGTGGTCTAGGCCGCGCCTATTGGTCTAACAGGGTCTTATGTTTTGCGTTACTTCTTACCACCGCGCAAGCTATTCAGCTTGTCGGCAAATCCTCGTGGCATCCCTCCGGTTTTAGCAGCCTCACCCTTCGCAGCCGTTGACTCCGCCGGTGTTGCTCTCTTTGCGGGAGCCGCTGGCTTTGGGGCAGGTTTGGCAGCGGGGGCAGCCGGTTTCGCTGGCGCTTGAGGAGCCTTTGCTTTTGCCTTTGGAGCCGCTGGTTCGGGCTCCGGGTCATCATCGCCACCGGCGAACGGGTCGCTTACTTCGTCCTCTCCCACTTGGGAGGCCCCTTCGGTGTCGGGTTCGTCACCATCCCCGCCTTCGACGTCGGGGTCGGCGTCCCCTTCACCACCTTCACTTCCCTGGTCGTCTTCTTCGGAACCGTCCTGACCGCCTTCGTTGTCTTCCCCGCCATAGTCTTCTTCACCTCCTTCGTATTGTCCTCCTACTTCTACGCCACCGGCTTCCGATTCCCATGCCTCCATGAACGCCCGGACGAGCTCATCGCCCTCGTCACCACCGACGTCACATGCAAACTGAAGTTGAGCCTGGACGAGTTCGATTATATCGTCCAGTGAGGACACAGGAGCTATAGAATCCAGTGGTTTCAATCCCTGAGCGAGCAACGGGTCGTAGTTCGGGGAATGCTCGCGGGGGACAGGGGTTACTGTGTAGCTGGTGAACATTGCGTTACCCTTCTTCTCACCCTTGATCTGCCAGTCGTAGCCATTCGTGGGCGCGAAGCAGTCCTTCCACAGCGGGTCCATGATGGTCTCAAAAATCTTGTCAATGACCATCTTGGGCAGCCGCGCATCGTACACCTTCTCTTGGTTGGGGTCTGCCACCAGCTTCTGGCGCAGCCTCACCATATCGAGCATGTAAGTCCTGTCAATTAGATAGACCAGGAAGCGCGGGTTCTGTCTAAGCTCGCCGCCGGTGGCCTTGATTTCCGGTACGGAGGAACTGTTGAAGAAGTTCAGCAAGGTGCAGATGGGGCAGGGTTCCATGCGTCCCATCGACTTCGGGCAGATGACGACCTTCTTACGGGCCTCACCCTTCTCGTCGATGATGGGCACCCAGTGCTCATACGCAGGCTGAATCTCAAACTTAGAGCCAACCGGCCTGATTATTCTGATGCGCGTCGTTCCGTTCTGTTGTAATTTGAAGGTTTGGGGGCCTCTGACCTGCCCCATCATGCTGATGAGGTCGGTTAAGTCTGCTTCACCCTTCTTAGGCGCTGCCATCGCTGGCTTTGTTACGGGTTTCTGTAGTGCCAATTAAATCTCCTCCTTATTTTTCTAAACTGTTCAATGTGTTGTACATATCGTCCGGTGAAAATCCGCCATGCCCATCATGTGCCGATGCCAGCGCATCATTGAAGTTGTTGAGAGCGTTTGGTGCAGTCCTCTCCCTATAATCCCTGTTGGCAAGCTCTTTCAACAAGAAGCCACGCTGCTGCATTGCAAACATGATGTTCTGCCAGTAAACCTCTATTGCCTCCGCATCCGCAAGTTCCCTCCTCATCTCCATAAGTGTTTCGTCCTGTTGTGCCATAGCCTTGGACATCTCATCCGTCATCTTCACCTGAGTATTGCTCTTGGCGTCCAGGAACAGAGCGCCCTTCATGGCGTCGATGTCATTCTTCAACGAGTGTGTCCGTGACTTTGCTTCCGCTATGAAGTACGCAAGGTAGGCATACTTCGCTGCATGGTTCATAAGCTCCGACTCAATCCTGCCACCGTCGATTGATATGTAAGGCAGCACAACGGTGTAGGGTAGGTCGAGGCGGCCCCCCGCCGGATACTCCCCTTTTCGCTGACCTTGTTTCAGGTCGAAGTCGTTGAGATTCATGACAAATCCTCTGCTGTCAATATGTCGGGGAACTTGCCAAAGTCGTCAGAGTCCCTGTTCTCTGACCTCATATTGCTCGGCTTGTGCATTTCACCGTCATACACCAAGTAATTCAGCAGCGCAGCACGTAGCGCGTTGAGCTGGGTGTCATCAAACCCCATGTCCGTTGCGCGTTCCAGACAATGGACGATCTGTGAGATTCGGGTCGTGGTGATACCGGCTTGTAAGGCGGTGTAATTCATGAACTGTGATTGCATAGCGCCCGATGGCATATTACGCGCCGCTTTGCATCCAGGACAGCCGCAATCGTCCTCGGAATTGCCGTCCTCGGCCTTCTCATCCCTGAGACCCTTCAGGAACCTTTCCACTGCCATACCCAACATTGGCATCAGCTTGTGACACTCGTATGGGATGTGGTCGGCCATGTCCTTAAACACGAACATCGCAGAGAACAGTACAGGTGAGTCATCAGTGTTACCTGCCAAGAGTACATGGTTTGTGGTACGCGCTGCATCCCCACAGGTCTGGACCCACTCTTCAAATGAGAACCCAAATCCCTCAATGCGCAGGACTTTGTATATGTCCTCTGCGGCTATATAAAGGTCCGAACTGGTATCACTTTTGTATATACGCATGAACATAGTTGCTTTCGTGTCTGGTCCAATGATGCCAATTTCTCCAATCTTTCTCATGTCGCCGTGTAACTTTCCCAAATAAAATCCCTCCTCCGTTTTACTCTTGACAGTTTTCCCCCTTTGGGGGAAAATGGACGCAAACCTACCTAAACGTCATCACCCCTTATCGAATCTACGATTGTTGAATATTCAGCCGCAGCGTCACGTTCTATGATTACTGTGGGCGGGATGATGTCCGAAATGTCTGTGTGAGATATGACGAATATCTGTTTCAGGCCGTACTCATTACCCAGCTCCTCTAGGAATTGGAGCATGGCGTTCTTATGTACTACATCCAATGGTGAGAACACTTCATCCAGCACCCAGAAGTCAACGCCGTCCATCATGCCCCGCTGCTTGAAGGTGGAGAACAACGCGAGCCTGATAGCCAGGGATACCAGCAAGCGACCGCCACCACTGTCCTCATTGAAGTCGGTGTTGAACGATGACCCACGGAACTGAATTGCTAGGGTCTCCCGGCGCTTCTTCTGCCGTACCGAGTTGCAAACCGGGCACTTGTTCTTCTTGGTGGTTATGAAGGTGAATCCGCAGGTGTGGCAGCTGGTGTCCAATACGTTCAGTTCCGTATATGGTTGCACCGTAACCATTATTGAAGAACCCAAAGAGTGCAGCGCCCGATTAACAGCGTATTCGAACTCAGCGATTGAGTTTATGAGTGCATAGAATGGTACTCCATCTTTGGACAGAGCTGGACAAAGAGTTTTATAGAGCACTACGTCATCTGATACTGACCGGATTTCTTCCTGGACAGCCTCGATGTCATCTTTGAGTCTCTTCGCGTACTGCATCTTACCCTCAAGCTCAACTATCTTCGCGTTGTGGGTGGCCGCATCGCGCTGAGCCTCGATGATGCGTTTCTCCACCGTGAGTATTTGCTGTTGATGCTGCTGCACCGATGTGGCCCGTGCATTGTCCAACTGGAGCTGAAGGTTATCCTTCTCAACTGTTAGCAGCCGGAGCTCCTCGGTCAGTTTTTTAAGGTTTTCATTGATGGATATGATGTGCGACTCCGCGCCTATACCCTCGTCGATGATGTCACCCAAGACCTTGAAGGAGTCCTGCAAGCTGGCATACTCATTGTTCGCCATAGTCTGCTGGTCCATCTGTTTCTTAATCCGATTCTCAGCGTCCTCGGCCACCTTGTGCTGACCCTCGTGCTTCATCATCTGTTCTTCCAGCTGTGCTATCACCGCGCTTATATCCTTACCGGCAGCACACTCCTTGAGCGTTACCGGGCATACGCTGCCCTTCTGCTGGAACGATGCCACCGACGCATACCTACTGGTGGACGCTTTTAGGTCTGCCTCGGCGGTGCGCGTGGTGCGCAGGGCCTCGCTGTACCTCTGCTGGAGGGTTTGCAGCTTATCTACATCGACCTTGGGCTCCAGTTCCTTCAGGCGGTCTTTCACGGCAGCCAGCTGGGTCCGTGCGTCGGCGACTTTTGCTTTCATCTTTTCAAAGACGGGAATCTGTCTGCGGGAGCTGCTTATGGAATCATTAACAGTGCCCACTTTCCGTGATGCCGCTGATACTTCCTGCGCGAGCCGCATGATGGTGGTTTGAACGTCAGCCTCTTTCAACTTAGCCAGTTGCGCCTCCATCCGGCCCACCTTCTCGGTAGCTTCGTCACGCAGCCCACGGTAAGTCACAATGTCAGCCTGTATCTGTATCGGGTCAATCTTCGTAGCCTTCTCCAAGCACATAGCGAGGTTGCTTTCCAGCCCATCCAGCCGGGTCTGATAGTTCTTCAGTCTGAGCATAGCCTCTGCATAGTAGGCTTGCCACGGATAGGAAATCTGTGTGAAGGTGTCCATGAGGAACTGTTTTCGGTCGGGCGCTGACAGGTCCATAATTCCACCGGCACCGTCCCCCAACTCCCGTACACCTACCACATGCTGGCGCACCATCCAAGTCAGGCAGGCGTGCTGGTAGTCGCACCCCAACACCGAATTTATAGACTCCTGAAGCTCCTTCTGCCTCATTGCACTAACCTGTTCGATGGAGCCGAGTTCCGGTACGTCGATGGTGAATCTCTTGGCGATATTGTCATACCATCTGGATAGGGCGAACTCATACCCGGAGGCATCCTTCAGGACGACCGACACACCGACGGGCTCGCTGGCGCTTTTGGTGTAGTTGCGATGGATTATCTTTTCCATTGTGTCAAAACGATGCTGGCCGAATAGTGCAAAGGAGAGCAGGTCTGTTACAAAGAATGTTTTACCAGCCCGGTTTGACCGTGCCAGCTCGCCTACGTAGCGGCCTTCTATGGAGATTAAGCCTTCAGGGAGAGATACCTCTTGAAGCCCTGCGAAGGGGCCTAGATTAGAAACGCGGATTGTCTTAATCATTACCTTTTCGACCTTTCTCGACCGCCGGGGTGTGGCCCCACCCCTACGGTGCTCAACAGTTTTAAGTTAGCGTTATTTTCAACTTAGTGTTATCGTCATCGTCATCGTGTTTGTAAGTTTTGCAATCACCCCGGACACTGAAGTGAAGGCATGACATCAAGATAGCACAGGTTATTATTCTTGTCAAGTATTTGGTGCTTCCTGATAAAATGGGTTGCAGACCTGATGGGGAGGTAGTGTGGGTGCCGAGCTGGATATTTGTACAGTATCACGAGGAGTCAAAGGTTCCGATTTGGGTAGGCACGGTTGTCCCGGAGCCCTCCAAAATAAATGTGTTTGCCTCCAGATCGGACAACGTAGGTGTCGTGAATGTCCACGTCAACAGTATGGGCTCCATACGGAGAGATGCTATTCCCATCTACGGTTTCAACTTCAGCCCCGAAAGGGAGCCCGGTTGGGCTACGGCGCTCAAGTGGCCCATCTTGGTGCGTGTATGGAACGTAATAACACAGTTTGTCAACGTGTTCGCTCAGTTCACACCTGTTGAGAGGTACGCCACAGTTCAGGCACAGCTGCCTCATGCTGTAGCCGACGCATACATTACGGGCCTGATAATCAATGAACCTGTCCGAGAGATTACATTGTTCGCCTACCTCCTGGAGACGGAGTGGGAGTACAAATTATTCTGGGAAGTGCGCGGTGAAATGACAGCTACCTTCTTGACAGGCTTCTACACAGTTGTGAAACAGGAACAAATTGACCTCTTTGTACATACTATGGCCCCTGATGTGAACCGAGTGCTCCTGAACGCAGCGGTCATGGAAGGAGAGCAGGCCAAGTTTGCCCAGACTATGCTGTCTGTTATAAATCCAGAGCTGCTGGAGACTATTCAAATGTCGGCCAACGTAATGAGCCCAACCCTGACCGAAACCATCCAGGCACAGGTTCATACCTTGGCCCACGAGCAGCTTAATACCATGCAAATGAAAGCAGAAATTAGTGAGCGTGAGCTTAACGAAACCACCCAGATGAAAGTGGACACCTTAACCCATGAGATTACAGAAACCACTCAGCTGCAAGTGATTACTCGTGAGGAGCATCGTGAGTCCTTCCTCACAAAAGTTGAGGTGCACCGGCGCTACTTAGAGGTGAAGGCACTTATGAAGGTGCACCTCGTCACCCCATATCTCGGCCCGATACTGAACCTGTTGGATTTCAAACTCCGATGGAATTGGATAGTTGAGAAACGCTCCAGGGTTTTCGGCCACATCAACAAGGGTGTCCAGGAGGTTGCGCGTGTTGTTGGTCATGCAATAGGAAAGACTCAACAGTACACGTCGGCTCTTATTGGACTTGGTTATGAAACCAGGACTTACACCCAAATTTCGGCGAGTGTAGAGTTCAATGCCAAGTCGCTAACATTTGTTACCGCAGCGTTTAACCATCTTGCGTATCAGTCCACGGTAAACGCTGCTGTGAATGATACGTCACGATTCTTTGCGGTCCAGGCCCAAATGAATGACGTCACACGGCGGCCAGCAGTCCAGGCTGCGGTAAACCATATTAAACGCACCCCCTGGATTCACGCTGACCCGAAACTTATACAGCGGATTATTAACGTAGTCTTCTCGTCGTATCCTCTTACAGCGGTTCTCTACGTCAACTTTGACGTGCTTACCATCGTGAAGAATACCAATATACTGCTCGACCTGCTGCCCCTACCGTATCACTATCCGATAAGGGCGTTCATGGACCTGCATCAGATTGATGAGCTCAAGTTCCTTAACTTCACCTTTAATGAAGTGAACCTTTCAACAAAGGTTCAAATGACCGTCTATCGTGTCGTGGTTCGCGCCCTCGTACAGTGGTTCCTACATCGTGGGTCCATATCCAATGAGGGTAGTTCCAATGAGATTATCTTTGACCTGAATGCCATCACTCCTATCGTCCCGCAGCCCCCAGGGGTTGGCGGCGACTGGGAGGGTGGCTATGTAGAGTACCCATTCTACGGTATGGGCTTCCAGAGTTCACAAGAGGCGTCCGGCTGGTCCAGTCCAGAAGCCGACCGGTGGGTAAAAAATGCTACGATGTTCTGGAACAAGGCACAGGATGTCTTTGATGAGTAACACGATTGGAAAAGCTGAGCACTATAAGACCATCCTCGCCGACCCTCCTTGGATGGAGAGCGGTGGAGGTAAGGTAAAGCGCGGGGCCGACCGCCATTATGCCTTGATGAAAACGCAGGACATAATGGAACTCCCCGTACAGGCGCTGATACACCCAGAGGGATGCCACCTTTATCTGTGGGCGACCAATAACTTTCTTATGGACGCCCTCTTAGTAATGGAAGCCTGGGGTTTCCAATACGTGACTTGCATCACTTGGATGAAAGAAGGCAAAGCCGGTCTGGGACAGTATTTCAGGGGCCTTACCGAGCACTGTTTGTTCGGTTCCACCCCACAGCGGCTGCCATATAAAACGGTGAACGGTAAACGGCAGCAGGGCTTGACCGGATTTATAGCACCGCGAACAGAACATAGCCGCAAACCTGATGAAATGCGCGATATGATTGAGAAAGTTTCTTACGCCCCGCGCATAGAACTTTTTGCCAGAGAGCGGTTCAAAGGCTGGGATGCCTGGGGACTGGAGGTGGGAGAATGCCCGTAACTCCATATATGATAGACGGTGACTGGACGAATCGACCCATCAAGTATCACACATTGACGGGTACAACCGGCGCGACCGGGGAACGGGAGGAAGTATGCGAGTTCATAGCCGACTCATTCTTTCCTGACTTTGAGCATCCGGCGCGGCTGAACCGCCTCCAGCTGTTGAAAGGTGTTGCCATCCAGCACTCGCTGCCAAGATACTCCACCAAGACCATCGACGTGGTGGCTATCACACGCCGGACAGTGAAAGCTAAGGAAGGTATTGTGATTGACCACGGAGACATCCTCCGACGGCTATACTATACGAATAACCCTGAAGCACCTGCGACGTTCCCAACTGATTTCATGCCAATACGTCGTGACTACTTGATTCTACGGGAGCCAGACGGCCACGTGTACAAGGTGCGCTTCGCCGACGCCCCGCGTGAAACGGTGCTTAGAGGTCTTCGGCATAGACTTATAAAATCATGGCAACTCCGGTTCTTCTACGTCGGAGATGACATAGAGAGTTTCTTGTAAGAGAGAGGGAGGAAAAGTTAATGTCGGTTGGCAACCCTACTGATGATCTGATGCGAATATCGAGAGTGGAAGTGCTTGACGTGGAGGATGCCCGTGAGGTGATACTCCCCACAGTCTCCGGCACTGTCTTCATGGCCCCGTCTGCCTATGTATATAAAATGGAAAACCTCTTTGCGTTTCCTATTGATGAGATGAACCCTGTGTGGCTATACACAGCGGCGGACTACAACAGGGCAGAGCTTGATGGAGAGGTAATTTTCCGTCAGACAAAAGATGTGGTAGGGGTGCGCCTGCCTATGACATTCCTCAATAAGAAGTATGAGTCCCTCTCCCCCACGATGTCTGGTGAAGGAATGAACCTTGGTAGTATGGTGATTGACAATATCCCGATAAATTACATTGGAAGCCGTACAGCTCCTGATGAGCTACCATCAATAACACAGCACATGGTGCCGGATGACATCAGGATTAACCAGGAATCGCTGACAGAGTATGAGATAGTAGTCCTGAACGACTTAGACGAAGACACCTTCTTTATGACCCCCGTAACGAACCCCAAGCATGGCTCGCTGACATCGTTTGGTGAATTTGGTACTGAATCAGAGATGCCGGAAGGCGCAGTAGTAGGGCTGGTCAAAGTAAAAACAGAAGCCAAGATAACAAGGTCTGGCGGCTGTTACCTCGTTACTGGAGCCGAACGCTCCGCGTTGGAAGCCCCGTCTATGACATTGCACAGTGATACGACTACGATAGGCGGCCAATTACCTGAGCCCTGGTTCACAAATCCGTTCCCAACCCTACGGAGCTACCCACAATGGCAGACCATTCATACTATGGTGCAGGAACAGAGGGAAATATACTCCGCTGCTTATGAAACAAGTACAACGTCGGTTGGTGTGGGTATTTTTGTACGAGACGTGAATCAACCCGCCGTTTTACCCTGGAGCAGCGCGGCTTCTGGAATTATGACAAAGCACAGATTCGTGCAGAACCCCAACGATATTAAGCGCACTGTAAAGGTACGGGAGCTTCTGGACTGCACTGAATTTATAGCAAGGTTTAGGGATTCGCTGCGATTTGAGGTGCGTTCCGCGCCGGTGGGTGCGTGCATTCCCATCACCGCTGCCGATGTACAAATAGCCCAGACGTGGCCGGAAAATGGGATAGGCCCACTTACTGATCTGAACATGCTATATCCCTACCCGGTGGAGGGCGCGTTCTTTGTTAATGTACAAACCACACCGCTGGCGTTGCCAATGATGGCAGCGTATCATTGTTACACCCCGATGCAGGTGTACCGCTGTGGTAGACGTGTCAGTATGCTCCACACGCAATCCCCCAACGCTGATATCAATTTAATCGTAACAATGCCTCCCATTGATGAGTGGCAGGAGACCACAAACTCCGCTGGTCAGGGGAGTATGATTCCACGTAACATAACCTCTAGCCCAGGTTTGCACGATGGGGATTTACTCAACCCGATTGGTGATTTTTCCAAAGACTGGTGGGGGTTCAATTTCTACCGGGATACGCGCACATGGGATGATGGGTACAGAGTAACATGGTCCAATAGAAATGGCAGCGGTAGTTATTGGGTCTCTGTTTGGCGTACTACGAGCACACTCCGGGGTTGGTGGTGGAACCCTCAAAGTGACCTTACATTTGGTGAGGAGACCACTTCTGGAAACCCGACAGCGATTCCCATAATGTGCAACATGACGCTGGTATTGACTGGCCTACTTCCTGCTGGTACTCCCGCAGGAACATACAAGTTCAAACCGTTCCGCCGGTACGTGCAGACTCGTGGGGCTCTAAATGCGGTGAACCCTCAGTTTGAATCCACAGATATCGTTGGATATCCGGTGTCGAACTCCACGATGGTGCCATATATAGGGCTGAACATCATTACAGCCATTATAGGTAAATATAATTGGTATCGCTCAGTACGAAACCACATGCCTTACAGCCCAAGCCATCCTATTTCGAGGGTATGGAATGTGGTTGAATCATATGGCCCTGCAATGGGTGTAGTACCCACTCAGCTAAATATCTTTACGCGACTGCTGGTAGACGACCCTCGTGTACCTTTGGTTGGCTATGCTAAGAGGGCGGTCAGCCCAACGATGGTTACAGTGCCTGAGAATGGTCAGGCGCTCTGCTACGTTGACGATTTGGCTGTAACGGCACCCTTCTGGTCTATATATGACGAAGCCTGGGTCATCGCTGTGGCCTCCGCTGAACTCAATACTATATACATACTGGAAGTCATAATGTCAGCCGACGAGAGTATCGTTGAGAAGGTGGCCCGTACTATACGCACGATACCTCTCTGGTCCTGTCCTTATGGGACAATCCAGGAAGTCCTTGGATTAGCACAGTTTACAGAAATACGCTACGAGGATGGGGTAAAGACAAACACACTGGCCCTATACGTGCGCCTTAACCCAGAGGACGCTAAATGGCAGCCATCGGCTACGTTATCCCCGCTGACAATCATACTGCTGCGTGATGATTTCAACTTTAACCTGACCAGAGACAGCGTGGCGCAGCTTCCCCTGCTGCCCAACGTGCCGTTTAATCAAAGGCAGCACATATGGAAACCCGATGTGAATTGGCCGCGTGGTATCGCTGTCATGTTCCCGTATATTTATGTGCTTGGCTTCCGTTATCACGCGCAGCCTACAAATACTGTACGTGACCCGTTAATCCCACCCAACAACGTGGCTAACATGACCGGCGCAGGCTGGATGATGGCTATGTACCGCATGGATGTCATCGAGGGTTCGGTGCCAGAGGTCATACACATGGCAAGCAACGGCAACTTCCGCTTCTACTGGGGGCTCCCGGCGCGACAAATGGATTACGACACCCTGTACTGGCAGGATAGGAATGCCGTCGGGGAGTACGCGAAGTACATGTACGGTCAGCATGAGAATGGTAATCAAGCAACGTGGCCGCTGCCGGTGTCCGCTGCACTACCAATGAAAGCCAGAGGGGAACTTCCAACACTTACCTCTCTTGCAAGCATATCTGCTCAGCTTATCGCCAATCATATGGGATACACCGGGCCAGTGCTTATCAATCCGATGACATCATCCGTTGAAACATGGGGTCTTGAGCAGTTCCCGTTTGCAGCGATATATAACCACAACGTAGGAGTAGCACGAGAGTATCTGTTCGCCAGTTACCCGTTCCAGGGACAGGCTGTTCACTCTGCACACCCCTTTATGCACATCTGTATAGGGGATGGCCTGCCACCCACACCGTTCTCCAGCTCCATTGATATCCAGAACGCATCATATGGCAGGACGCTCATACGCTTGGCCTTCGTCCGTAACAACCTGCTCAGGGATGTGGTGTCCCGCGTCAGGTTGTTTGTACCGCCGCCGGATGTTCTGGAGCACTCACAGATGCTGTGGCTTGGACTCGACAAGGATGGCCCGTGGTTCAAGCAAATTGAACTCAGTGCGTATATCCGGCCAGGAGAACAGGCAAAGTTCTACATCAAGGTAGAGCCTGAGTATGAAGTGGTAGATGCAGTCAACCTTTACATAAACGCAAAGTTCCTTAGAGTCACAAGTTTCTTCGCATATAGGGTGTAAGTGTGCGCTGGATCACAGGACAGGAACAAGAAATTATTCAGCATGGGGACATGGCATTTGTCGGTCCCCATGCTGGTATAGCCTGTCTTGATGATCGCAGATTCATCATTGCTTCTGGCCGACCAGTACACCTGAGTTACGTGGAGGACGGCGCGGTTAAGAACACCCACATCCTATTCTCAATAAGCCATCATGGAATCGGCGCGTACTGCGCTGGTATTCAACTCTCCGATGACTGGTCAGAGGTCTATGTCCTCATGCACAACAAATGGGGGCGTGTGCTTATCGAGCGTGTGGCGTTTAACTGCACAACCGGGGAGTTTACATGGAGACCATCTTGTCCCATACATATTCCATCAGCGCATAAACCGCTGCGGGACCACATTGAAATCGAATGGCCCCGTGAGGCGGCCACCATAGCGCACCTGTTAGTGCCGGACCGATTCAAGACGGCGGGTATGGTGATCGACAAGTACGAAAACATTCCCATCGGGCCTTCTTATTACAAGTACCCACCAGTCTTTGCACGGGTAGGCACGAAGTTGGTTATAGGGATAAACCACCTGCAACCCATCGGAGTATTCCATACCCATCAGTGGGACTTCACACCGCGTGAAGAGTTCATGACCACCTGGATTGACAAGATTGCCACAGCCAATGAACTCTTGGTCGGCCAGTGGTTGAACTGGCAGAAGGAAATCTTCGTGCATGTGACCACGGAAACGGTAGACAAAGAGAGTGATCCACCGACCAAGAGCCACAGGCAACAGTGGATAGAGGATTATGACGCCCCCATGTCATACCTCGAAGGTGAATGGTGGAG